CAACATGGCATAAACACAGAACCCTACAAACAGAACATAAGGTTGACCACCGGATATAAGGTTAGTGGCAAAGGCGGCGAAAATGTAACCGCACACTGGAAACATTGATTGACTCATCACAAAATTGGAGTATCAGTTGATGTAGAGGTTATTCTGTTATCTCAAAACACAATGCTGTCAAGCAAGAGTAACAACTGAGGAACGAGGTTACTCCCAGAGTCGACGTAGGTAGGGGAAAGGTCAGAGCCCCAGACAGCGTGTATAAACATAAAAATACCTATTTCCAACATGTCTATGGCTGTGTATACACTCACAGAAAGAGGACGGAACCGTAACAGGTTCCGTCTGACTGAAGTTCCATCTACAGAAAGTATACTCACTTCGTTCGTGTAATAATTAATCTCATCAGAACTTACATGTTTCAAGCGAACTTATGTGTGATAAATTGCAGTTAGATATCTACAACGAGTGCAACGAGTTGTAGGAGATAACGCAATTTCAACTGGACGAAGTTCAGTTGGAATAGCAATAAAAAAATGATGTTTACTCCTCCGGAAAGAGGAACAAACTTGACATTGAAACTTGAGATGTTATAATTAGGTTATGGATACTCACGAAAGAAATAAGTTTAGTTACAAACATTTTGTAGAATGGATTTTCCCACAAATAGAATCAGGTGAACTTTCATTGATTTCACTTCAAGATGAATTTGAAAAAGGATTCAATTCCTACAAACATGTAATAGAACAAAAAATGACCAGTGCATATACAAGTAAACTGCAACATATCATATTGCCTAAACTTATACGTCAAAATGGTCATAAAATACACAAATATCGTACAGATATATGGCATACATGGATAATTGCATGTTGGTCACTACATCATATTAATAATATGCAACAATCACAATCAGGTATTTGGTATTATAAATTAGATTGGGAAGATAATGAGCCATATGGCAACAGCAATACTTATTTAAACAGTGACGATGCTGTTCAAAATGAAGTGTACACCAATCAACCTTCATATGATAGAACAGTAGATCTACAACGTATCACATATACCAGTGATAAATTAGGCACTGACATTGATATATAAATAACAGTATGAAGTTTTCAGACAAAACACCATTCATAGTCAAAGACGAAAAAGATCAACAACTACTAGAACTACGCAGAGAGTTTGAAAAGTTCTTGCAAGGTCGCAGTGAAGTCACACGTGGCACTGGAGTGGACAGTGAAAAATATCTGCGATTGTTGAGACCTAAAAAGCCCAAAAAATAACAAAATCCATTAAATACTCACATATAGGAGTATTGATGGACACACAACACATTCAGATGCTGTTTGACGGCATAGACAAACGTCTTAGAAAGTTTAGAAACTTATCACTGTTACTGTGGGCAGACCACTACAAGCAGGTGAGAAGTAAATGGATACGCACTCAGCACATACACAGTGATGACATTGAGTTTTTACAGCATGTGAGTGTGAGAGAGTTTGACACACTCAAACACAAAGCATTCATGTGGGGCGAGTGGTATGATCTCACACCCAGAAAAGTAGAATACTACAACCTTTACAATAACAATCGTGCAAAACAAGTCAAAAGATGCAAGCATCCTGTGATATTTAGATAAATAACATTGCAACTTACAGCATGCGGTTTGTACTGCATGGTGATATACAGGAATAGCAAATATGACTGAGCAAACTGAACACAATCAGCCTTACACAGTGACCAACGTGAAGTATGGTGAGAAAACCGTACGGGGCAGAGTAGTGGGCAGAGACAAAGTGGTTATTCCAGAAGAACAAGTTGCTCAGTTAGCACAGTATCATTGCACCAACAAAGAGATGGCGGACTTTTTTGGTGTTAAACTGCAAACGTTTGTGGACAACTTCCGTGATATTATCACAAAAAACAGGATATTGACGAAGCAACGTTTACGCAAAGCACAATTAGATCTAGCACTCAACAAGCAGGACAGAGTGATGTTGATTTGGTTGGGCAAACAGATGTTGGGACAATCAGAAAGCCCAATAACAGATGATAACAATGCTGTCTTACCATGGACAGGAGAAGAAGATGATTAACAGTTCGAGGGGTAAGACCTCCAAGCAGTAGCCGCTTTGCATGATCCGTGACTTGAGTGAGGATCGTGTGTTACTGAACTGAGAGGCACCCGTTTTAATAGGCATAATAGATATGAAGATAAAAACTTGCAAAAAGCCCGGCTTAAAGGGGCAACCCCACAGAGTAGAAAACATCAGTGATTTCTACATTCAAAAATTCTATGACAGATGTGAACCTCAAGCAAATGGTTGCATATTTCTCAAAGGCAACGTGCAAAACACTGGCTATATCAATTGGTGGTATAGATACCAGGAAGGTGATGAAAAGATACTGCGTTTTATCACAGCACACAGATTCAGTGCACTGATCAGCGGCAAGTTTGCTGAAAATGCTGTAAACGATTATTGTGTGCTACATGATTGTGACCAAAATTATCCAAAGAATGATATCACATACCGTCAATGTGTGAACGCCTCGCACCTATTTCTGGGCACAGTCAAAGACAACATACAGGACTGCATCAACAAAGGCAGATATGTGAAACCACCTGCACTGCTAGGTGAAGACAACCACAATGCCAAACTCACTGAAGAGCAAGTGTTGTTCATCATAGAGAATCGTCGCATGATCACACAGAAGAAATTGGCAAAACTGTTCAATGTGGGTGTGAGCACCATAGAAGCAATACACATGGGCAAAACATGGCAACACATAGCAAGATGAGTGTGCCTAGGAGGCACGTGCCTAGAGATATGAATGAAGTCAGGGATATCATTCTACAATGGGAACGTGGCTTTGACAGTGAAGAAGAAAAGATGTTTTTCTATATAAAACATTATTACACATTGAGAGAAGAATATTGGGACCTGTTGCCGCATGGCACTGCCATAAAAGATCATCCATGGGATAGATATGACGATTGATTACAGCACCACATACAATGAAGGACTAATGCATAAAAGTGATGGCATCAAAAATTTAAACCATGGGCAAATAAAGTTTGGTGATGCACTAGCCGCTATAGCATACGCACATGACATAACATATGAACAAATCATTGAGCGTTTCCCACAAGTAGGACACAATGAAAGATTTGCAGGCGGTTATCCTGTGGATTGTCAATTGGACTTCATAAAGAAAAATGCTGTTCGCACACCCAAAAAGATATTGGAAATAGGTGCAGGCAGAGGAGAAGTCACACTGTTCTTAGCCGCAATGGGATATGATGTAACAGCAGTTGAGCCAGGTGTTGATTATGCAAGTTTATTCGATCACAGCAAACACAGTTTGTTTGAGGATATGCATTTAGACTACACAGTGATAAACAAACCCATACATGAGGCACAAATTGACTACAGTGAATACGACACAATCTTAATGGTGGAAAGTTTAGAACACATATTAGCAGAACATTTTGATCCAGAATGGCAAAAGATAAAAGCCAACTTTAAGGGTTATTTCATAGTGGTGAATTGGAAAAAGTATCACCCAATTGCTGTGGGTCAGTATGCTAGAAAAGAAATACACTGTAGATTAGTTGATGATAAGTTGTATGACAGTTATTGTGAAGGGCACACAACAAAAGTAAGAGACAAAAGTCATTTGTGTGTTGAATTATGAAGCTAAGTGAACCGCAAAAGATTATATCAAGTGATGAATCCAGATTTAGAGTTGTGGTTGCCGGCAGACGTTTTGGCAAAAGTTTCTTAAGCATAAATGAATTGGCAAAGTATGCCAGAATACCAAACAGAAAATGTTTGTATGTTGCACCCACATACAGACAAGCAAAAACAGTTATATGGGATGAACTAAAGAATCAACTGTATGCAGTGAATTGGGTCAAGAAAATAAATGAAAGTGAACTGATGATACACCTCGTAAACAACAGCACAATAGCCATACGTAGCAGTGACAACAAAGAAGCACTCAGAGGTGCCAAGTATGATTTTATTGTGTTAGACGAGTGTGCAGACATGGATCCTGAAACATTTTACAGTGTGCTAAGACCAACACTGAGTGACACAAAAGGACATGCACTGTTTATTGGCTCACCCAAAGGCAGAAATTGGTTTTATGATTTATGGGTGCAAGCAGGTGCTACTCAAGATTGGGGTGCACACCAATACACCACGCTGGATGGTGGCAACGTTGATGCAGAAGAAATAGAAGCCGCAAAGCGAGACATGGATGCAAGACAGTTCCAACAAGAGTATCTTGCCAGTTTTGTAGACTATGCTGGTGTGATATATTATGCATTCAGTGATGAAAACATAGCACAGTTTGACCAAAACAAATTCACACCTAGAACACCACTGCACATTGGCATTGACTTCAACATCAATCCTATGAGTGCTACAGTGGGTGTGTTGTTGGGCGACACCATGCACATCATAGATGAAATAGAAATATACAGTTCTAACACCATAGAGATGATCAACGAAATAAAGAGTAGATATCCCCACAGAGTGTATTTTGCATATCCAGATGCAAGTGGAGGCAGTTTAAAGACCTCAGCGGCAGGAATGAGTGACCACTTGTTTTTGCGTAATGCAGGTTTCACAGTTAAAGTAGGCAAAACCAATCCGCCAGTTGTGGACAGAATCAATGCAGTAAATAGTATGTTGTGCAAC